TCTATTTGCATAAAACTCTTGCGAGTTCTCGCTGGTCAGAACATGACCGGCTTCTTTCTCAGACATTACGTGTCCCTACGGATTTACCCAGTTAACCTAACTGGTAAGGTGTGGTTAATTTACCACTTTATTGTTGTTGAGTCAAAGGATTGCCCTCTTGACCAATGTCCTCTGCCGCAAACTGCATTGCTTGATTCTGTTCTGCGTTGCGTTTATCAATCTCTTCTGTAAGCCTTGCGGTATCCATTCTGTGCAACAGAAGTTGGACAATGGCATCAATCTCAGTCTTATTCTGACTTGTGATTGAGCGTGTGTTCTGGTCGTTAACCTTAACCTCTGCCATTGTCTCGGTGTTGTGTGCCTTGGCGGTCTGGCGTAGCAATTCGCGCTTAGTCTCGTTATCTTGCTTGACTTGCTCAATATCACCGCGCTGTTGAATAAGAATCTGCATGGCTTCCATTTGCTGTTGCATATCAGCGACTTGTTTCTTAGCCTGTGCCATCTGCATCTGTACTTGGGGCGGTATATCTGATTTCTCGTCAATCTGCGCCAATGGGTTAGATGCGGCAAGTCGGTCAGCAATGATGTCAGCGCCAGGGAAGTCCATATTTCGGAACACTAAGTCACCAGCAATATTGAACAGTTCTGGCTTAGACAGTAGCGGCATCATGGCGTCGACTGCCTCTTGACGCTTGCTGTTGTAGCCTGGGCCTGTCTCCATCACCACATCGTATTGACCGATGGATGTGTCGTTCAAAATATTGCCCACAGCGTCTTGTTGATTCAATGGCAACATATCTGGCTTGCCGTCTTCACCAATGATTCGCAAAATACGCGAGGTATCGTAAATCTTAGGGATTAAGTCCAGACATATCTTGCCGACATGGGCAATCGAGCGGGTTAGGTTGTCGTAGTAGTCGTAGTTAGTCAGGTCAACTTGTTGTTGCTGGCCGTTCAAAGCCTTGCCAGATATATTGCCTTGACCGAGTTGGGCAGGGTCAAAGATACCCATGATGGCTTTAATATCGTCAGAAACAATAGCAGCTGCCGCCATAGTTCCAGCAGGCGGTGGCTCTGGTTGCAGGCGCTGTGGGACTGGTGCTGCTCTACCCTCAATGTCGGTTTGTTTGTATCTCAGCAAAGGGAATGACTTGATGTTGGCCTGCGCCCAGTCGTTCTCATGTCCCTCATCTTGACCCTCTGCCATAACCCACTTGGCTTTCGGTGCAAGGGCAATAGACTCTGTAATAGAGGTTTGCCAGAAGTTATACATACGCTGGCTGTCTTTGGCGTAGCGCACCATACCGAACTTCTTGCGCTTGTCACCGATAACTACGTGCCGACCATAAACAGGCACGATTGGGATGTAACGGCTTGGCCAATCACGCTCTTCAATCACCTCGATGGCGGTCAGTTTCTTGTATTTGATAGTTCTTTTGTAAGACTCACGTGTATCCACAACGGATATACCAGCCATAGCCAAGCGGTTAAAGAAGTCTTTGTCATCAGCAAAGGTGCTAGAACCATCGCTTAACAGGTATAACTTAGCCTTCTCGCGTACTGTGTAGTAATACTCGGCTAGGCGTATATCTTCCTTAGTAATCCACTCTGATTGGCTGTCACCCGTACCGCGTTGGGTAAACGATGTGCCGTCATCATTGTCTGGGTACATTGAGCGGAACACTTCTTTGCTCATCATCGTAGTGATTAAGCATCTCTCAGCGTCTGAGCCGTCTGGCAGTATTGAATTAGGGTCAAAGTAAACAGTAAATGGGTTGTCTACTGGGTCAATATAAATTTCTTGGTCGAAAGAATCCTCAGACACATAGTCTGTGCGGACACGCATGAAGCCCCAACCCATGCGAACTGCATAGTCAAAGGCGTTGTCATAGGCGTGGTCTGCGTTGGAATTGACCTCAATGTGACGAATAATGCCTTGAATATCCTGCGCTTCCACCATCTGCTCATGCGTGTTGGTAGCGTGAACTTTGATGCGTGGGCGCTGCTGGCGCTGTTGGTTAGCGACTTGCCGGCAGTAGCCATCTAGTTTATTGATGGTCAAACATGGGCGTGATTCGAGGTTACGGCTGTTTTGTAGTTCGACTGGCCATTGGTCACCAGATACAAACTTTAGGTCTTCTAGCGCCTCTTGGCGGTTCATCGTGTCTGCGTCATTGCAGAACTTAAGAAACTCAACCGCTTCCGTAATTACTGGGTCAAAGTCATTTGCCATATTTATCCCATCCAACTGTTGTTCTGACCATAGTTTTGTGTCTGAACCTTACGCCTTGGCTTTGGCTCGTTAATCATTAGCCCGATATATCTAAACGCATCTGCGCCATGTGAATACTGGTCGTGCAAAGGATTACGGCTAAATTGACCCGTCTCAGGGTCTACCTCATAGCGGTAATGTCTAAGGCATTGTAAACCATCGTAGCAATTTTCTCTATCAAACCAACAATTACGGAATATTGTTCTGGCAGCGTTGATGCTATCGACTATCGGTGTGCGCTCAATAATGCGGGTTTTGTGGCCAGCTGCGCGGACAATCTCTTCGATTGACTTGCCGTTGCTTGCCAAGGTTTTATTCTGTGCATCGTGCGGTAACCACAGCGTGTCATACATATAGCCATAGGTCTGCATCAGCGCTAGGTAATGGCTAATAGTCTTTTGGCTGTCTTCGTGGTAGCGGATTAGCCTGGTCTCCATGCCTACAAACTGTAAGAACCAAATTGCTGTGCTATCAGCCCACCCAAGGTCAAATATGGCGTGTACAGGCTTTGTAGGGTCATAGTTAACCTTTGTAATGCGCCCATCTAACTCTGCCACTTGCATCTCTTGGGCAAAGATAGCGCCATCCACAGTCAAACGACATAAACCTTCCCATACTGTCTGGTAAGAACTTGGGTCTCGGCTCTTGAGCGCGTCTTTCTCATACGCTAAGACTTCGGGAAACCATGGGTTATCTGACCAGTTAATCTTTTGGACTATTGCCTGCTCTGGCGGTCTGACCACAAAGCGCTGGTAAGTCTCGTCTGACTCCAACTCAGGATTAAACGTCACCCATATTTCTGAACCTTCCTTACGGATGGTAGGAATCAGCGTATTCCAACTATGCCGGCTAACTGTCTGCGCTTCTTCCACCCAGCAGTAATCAACGCCCTCATAGGATTTGACATTGGCCACATTGTTCTTTAATCCTACAAAGGCGAACTCTGTGCCGTTCTTACCGCGTATAGCGCTTTGGGTTATCTCGTAAAAGCCATGTAGCTGCAATAACTCTATCTGGTCTGACAGCAGTTTGTGTACAGAATCCTTGATTGAAGTCTGAAACTCACGGGCGCAAAGTACACGGATTTGGCTCTTAGCGCCTAGTATCAGTAACGCTTTAGCTGCGCTGTGTGACTTACCAGCACCGCGACCCCCGTAATAGACTTTGTAACGCGCCTTATCAAACAGGCTTGCCATCTTTACGGGAAACTGTGCATTACTCTCCATTAGGCTTTACAAAAGTCACATTGATGCCCGTCACTAGAGGCGCACCATCAGCACCAGTAATCTCGGTCTTTGTGCTTTCTCTGTACTTTTTGGGGAATCGTGCCGCCATACTGCGTGACCAGATAGAAGAGTTAAGTTTGTCGCTGTCTTTGTTCTCAACCATCATGGATTGGGCTACTGTCTCCCACCAATCTAGTTCTAATTCTTTTGCATATTCCAAGGCGTGCAGAAAATCAGGGTGCTTATCTCTCCAATCGAATAAGACCCTAGTGGAAAACCCTAAGTTGGCGGCTATTTGCTCAATAGACTTACCTATACGACCGAGTTCTATCACCCGTTCACAAAAGGATGGGTCATAAAGGGTTGGTCGACCAACTGGGCGTTTCTCTTCAGTCACTTCTTAGCCTTGGCTTTCTGTGCTGCGTTCTTCTCAGCGTAGGCAATGGCAACGGCTTGCTTGACTGGTTTACCAGCCTTTATCTCCGTCTTAATGTTTTCTTTAAACGCTTTCGGGCTTGTCGATTTCTTGAGCATCGTCTTTCTCCAGTTCAGCCAAAGTCCATTGGCATTGTTGTAACGCACCATTGATTTGGTGCAGCTGTGATTCCAATTCCTTACCTTTAGCGATTAAGTCTTGGATTCTTAAAGTAATTAGTTCTTTGTTCATTAGCAGTTCCAGTTCTTTAATGATGCTTTTGCCCGTTCAGCAGGCCCTTTAGCGTTCTTTACTACGCCTTCCATGCGAGCGCAAAATGATGCTTTTCTGCCCTCATCCTTCTTTGTCTTGGGATTTGGGGCTGGTGGCTTCAGATTGGCGTTGTTTTTGGCGTTGTACTCAGCACGACCTTTAGCCGTCATTCCAGCGCCTTTGTCCGTAGGGTTGTAGGTCTTGCCCTTACCCGTGGTTTTATGCTCTATGGGCTTGTCGTGCTTTTTCATTTCTTTGCGGTCTTAGCCGATTCTTTAAATGCTTTGGCAGTAGGTGCGCCCTTTGTGCCAGGCGTTCTCATCTTCTCTACTGGCTTGCCTTCTTTCTTTTCACGCTCGATGCGCTCTTGTTTTTTGTGGATGTTTGCGTAAAGTCCTGCTTTCATACTTCCTCCAAGATTGCGGCAATATCTTGCCATGACATTTTTAAGTGACGCTCACCATCTAAGTTTAATTCCTCAAACTTCAAGTATTCGTCTTTGTATTCTTTAGCCAATGTGCCAAACAGCACTCGGTCACCAATGTTAACGCCTTGGTTTAGCGCATCTTCACCAGCTGCAACCACAGTGCCGATTGAGTCGGCTTCTTGCATAAGGGACAAGTCTAGCGTTGACTTTAGGCGAGGTTCTGGTTTGACAATGATTTTGTCTCTTAGGGGCTTAATGTTCATTCTGCCACCTCTTTTGCTTTGGGCGGTCTGCCCATGCGCTTACGCTCTTTGATTTCTACGTCTTGACGCAAAAAAGCCCCCGCGTCAACGGGGGTAACTTCGGCAACTGCTTTCACCGAAAACTCTCCGCAAGTCTCATTCGGACTGCGGTTTTGATACAACGGATACCTACGGCACAGCCCTAATATCGAGCCGTTGTCGTGGTAGTGCCGACAGTCCTTACAATGTTGTCCAGCCATATCAACCTTTCTTGATTTGGTTAGAAGCCCCTTTAGTCACGCACGACTACTGGGGTTTCGCTTTTTAACGATAGTGTGAGCGGTCGTGGGTATAACAAACGCCAGCAGTCTTGCCAGTATTGAACTCGCCTTCCATGCCAGCAGTCTTATCTTCTTTACCCATAGCAACACCACCAACGATTTTGCCTTTACGCTCGCCAGAGGTATCAGATGACAATGCGCCCATAGGCACTTTCTCACCACTACGACCTGTTTTGAACATTTCTTTATCCATTTTTCCCATGATATTTCCTTGCAAGGTTAATCGACATTGTACAATGTCCACACCATTATAGGAGTTTTTTCCAATGCCTACCAATTTTAAAATTACTGAGTCTAAGCGCCAACCTACCAATGGCGGTCACTATGTGATGGAACGCGAATACAAAAAAGAATCGCGCAAAGTTGCTGAACTCGAAAAAGAATTGAAAGAACACGAAAAGACTGATATGGCTCATGCACATCCTATGCATCGCAGCCATGAAGCACAACCAGAGGCTGGTATTCCTGCACTTCGTAAATAAGGGTGTTGGTAGCCGTTCTCATAAAGCAGAGTTCCGTCTTTTGCACAACACAAACATAAGGCGCTAACCCTTATTCGGCTACCAACACGGCTGGGGACTAAGCGGGTACGGACTTCTAGAACACCGCCCACTTAATGATTGCAATTCAGACTCAATCCCCATGCGTGTTAGCACAAATTTATCTTACCAAAGACCGAATGGTCTCGTTTAGCACAGACAATTCGTCTACCTTGTAGACATTCCATATCCTTTGTTCCCCGTGTACACCATTGTGCGACCCTTGGTGGCAGTCTTTGCAAAGCGGAATACATAGATACTGCTGATGCTGAACAATGTGGTGTGCATCGCTAGGGCCAGCTGCACCGCATACTCCACAGTTCATCTCTTTTATCTTCGCTAAGTGGTCGCGCTCTTTTTTTGTCGGTTTATTGTTCATCTGCCCAGTCGTACCATTGGTTCATAAATTCCTTTAAATCATCTGCTGATTCGCCTTGCTGGTCGCATTTATCGTCTACCACGCGCCAGAACTTGTTTACCACCATCTCTCCATCAGTATCGCCTTGGATTATCAGCACCATAAAGTTTTCTTGTTTAGCCAGGGTTTTGAGTAGTATTTCTTGACCTTTGCTTATCTTTTCGTTTGGGCGTTTCCACTCACCCACCAAGAATTTACCCTTGCGCTCAAAAATCATGTCCAGATTGCTAGGCGTAGCATTTGGGTTGTTTTTAAAGAATCCTTTAAATCTAAAGAAGTCTATGTGCGTGGCGTAGGGGTTATTCATTAGTTTCATGTAACACCCCGTTTTCTGCACTCCAAGCGTATAGCCATTCGACAAATTCTGACGCTTGTTCTTTGGTAAACTTCCTTGTCTGAAAGCCTAGTTGCACTATGCCATCGCCAGATAAGTTAGGCATTACTACGCCCGTTTTTAGCCCAATATCCTTACAAAACTTATCAACCAATAGTCGTTTCCAACTCTCAGCATCCCATTTACTGCCCATGTGCTGTGCTTGTTTGGCTATCTCGCTAATCATGGCGTGGTATTTTTCTTCTTGTTCACGGCTTTTATTTGCTTCCTTAAATTCCACAGTCATTTCTATGCCAATAGATAACGCTTCCAGCACTTGTGGCCATGCTTTGACCATCAATGCTTTAGCCTGGTCTTTATTTTTTAATAGGTGTTTCATTTATGTCCTCTTCAGCCATTTGGCAAAAAATTGAACACTCAATCTGTTGTTCTTGTGGGTAATTGCCGTCTTCTGGCTTTAGTTCGTCAAGGTAACGGTCTTTAAATATGGTTTGGCTTTTAAATCTCTCCAACTTGGCCATGCGGTCAAAATGTTCAGGAAAGTCTACTTTTATCTTGTTCCAATAGCCCATCCCACCCTTAACACATCCAATACAGTTATTGTTGTGATACCCAAGGCGGTACATCATCGGAAGTTCTATGTTGGCGTTTTCCAACATGGCCAAACAATCTTCTTTGGATAATCCCTTGTCAATCAGCGGTGTCCAAATGTTTACATCGTTGTTAGCGTCTATAAATCGGTCTAAACGGGCTTGCTCTTCGGCTGTATAGCCAAACACTTGGCGGTCGGTAGCCTCTTCAAAACGCTCTCTAATTTGCTTTTTCAGCGCTCTAGTGCATGGTGCGCCCTTTGGCGTACGAATGTAATTCTTCTCAAAAACCCTATAAATTGACCGCTGATAGAAGTCATTACCCAGAATCTGTATCTCTTGGCCAAACCAATTTTCGCACTCTTTCAGGAATCGTTTGTTGTCTGGATGTTCTTCAACGACTTCTGTGTAAGCAATGATTAAAGGTAATTTGCCCGCATTTTCAGCAATAGCCAACTTTGTGGCCACCGCAGATGCAGCACCGCAAGAAAACCAACAGACTATTCGCATTTCAGCACTCCCAACATACGCAAGGCGGCTTCTGGGCTGTCTATCCTTGCCAAGGTGCTACCAGTCCAATTCTGAAAGAAATCGTCTTGAAGGGGCGTTAAACGCTTTTTAGCCCCATCTTTAACCTCAACAAGAAAAGTATGCCCTTTGTAGCCAACCAAAAGGTCAACTGGTAGCCCAATAATCCAAACGTAAGCGCCAGCTGCGCGTAGGGCTGAGACTATCTGGTCTTGGTTTGCATCAACCCTTTTGGCGTATCTCATTCATTCGCCTCTTTAAATCCGTGATTTGCTCTAAACCATTCTTCGCTTCCATAGTATCGACCTGTGCCAGCCACCACGTCATAGCCTTGACTTTGCCAACATCTTGGACTTTCTTGTTGTAACGATTTATCCACTCCCTCGCTAAAGCCCAACGCATTTCCTCCAAGGTCTCCGGTGAGGAATAGTGCGTAATCAATCGCGCTAGGTAGTGCTGTAACGTTTCTTTGTTCTTTTTGTCTATCAAGTAATTCATGCGCTTGTGTCTTATTCACTTAGGATTCTCCATGCTGTTGCTGCACACAAAGGGACTTGTCCGTTTCCAATGGCTTTAAGTCTGTCCACTCCAGCGGCCACCCCATTAGCCACTCTACCCACGTTGGGTTCAGTTTTCCACCGGCTTGAACTGCTAATGTCTCTGAGTTCCGATTTAATTCTGATGGGCTCGTTCCATTGTCTTTCCACATTCTTGCTGTTGGAGTTGCAAAACTGTCCCTTACTGCTTGATTGATTGTGTATTGCGCTGGTTGCCCAGATTTCCTCTTGGGTGTCCAATTTTCCTGTGTTCCCCTCATCCCACAATTCGCGTCTGGAGTTGGCCAAACATTGTGAGCTGCCATTGTTGCTAAGGTTATTGTTCTCCTGTCCAACTCTGACAAACTGTTCCTGTTCATGCAATCCGATGCTATTGGAGTTGGGTAATCCATTCGTTTCTTTAATGCTTTTCTGCTGTTGCTCCCACCATCTAATCCTGTTGTGTTGGGCGTGTGAAAGGTTGCCTTGCCATCTGGCGACAATCCATATCCTGTCCCTCTGATGGTTTGCTCCAATGTCCGCTGCTCCCAACACTCCCCACCGCGCATCAAACCCCATTGAGGCCAAGTCTCCGAGAACTCTTCCAAGTCCTCTAGAAGTGAGCATTGGTGAGTTTTCCACGAACGCGTATCTAGGTCGTACTTCGTGAATGATGCGCGCCATTTCTCCCCACATTCCGCTTCGCTCTCCATCAATTCCTGCCCCTTTTCCAGCTGCTGAGATGTCTTGGCATGGAAACCCTCCCGATACAACATCAACAATTCCTCTCCAAGGTTTTCCATCAAAGGTTTGTACGTCATCCCAAATCGGGAAAGGCGGAAGAAATCCGTCATTTTGTCGGGCGCACAGTACGCTTGCTGGGTAGGCTTCCCATTCAACTGCACAAACTGTTCGCCATCCAAGGAGGTGTCCGCCAAGTATTCCTCCACCAGCGCCTGCGAATAAAGCCAACTCATTCAAAATTCCTCCTTCTCATACCATTGTTGAACAGTCTGGGTAACTGATTTCTCAATAGTAGGATGCGAGTAAGTTGTTTTATCTTTGCCCCATTGATGCTCTGAGCATTTGGGCTTATCACCGCTTACATGAACTGTCCAGCGCTTGTGGCAGCCAGGATAACTACACATCAATCTTTGCTCTTCATCAAAGCCAGATTCTTGTTTTACATTGTTACGAAAATTAGTTAGTGCCATGATATTTTCCTTCTACGATTTTTGCAAAATTGGATGGTTTAAGTATCCACTCTAAGTCGGCAATAAATAATCTGCCATCTTTGCTGTTTACCCTACCAGTCAAGAACTTGGATGTACCTATGTGAATAAAGAAATCTGTAAACCAAGTCAAGATGTCAGAAACTTGTACTTGTTTCTCTTTGGCTAGTTCTTCAGCCACCTCTCGCCATCTTTGCCGTAGGTAGCCCTTTCTGGTCTCGTTCCATACTTCTACGCGCCTTAATGTCGGCAAGTGCTGGTGATATAGGGCTATTACTTTTTCATGGTCACAGTTTGGCAGTCCACCGCTAGGTGGGCATATAGATAAGTGTTCTGTGTCTTGTGTCTTGTGTTGTGTGTTATGTGTAGCATTGCTATCGGATTGCGTTGGCAATGCGTTCGCATCTTTTAATTTATCCCATCTAGCCCTTGCGCTTGCACTAGCCTTCTCGGAACGCTCGCCAGTCTTAGCGATTTCCTTTTCAGCCCTATGGTGAACCCATCCTTGGTCTGTGCGCTCAAAGAATTCTTGCAATACAGACGCAATGCAATCGCTATGCGAACGCATACGAATCTGCCTAGAAATCTCTATTAAATCAAGTGGAATGGGGGATTCGTGGAGATAGTACCAATCAAGCAAACGCCTGTAAGTAAGGTCTTCAGATTCAGACAAATGTTCGGTATGACTTTTATAGTCCCCGATATTGAACTGGTAATAGTGCATTGAGTTTTACCTTTTTAACGCACCTTTGAAAGAAACATAGGCAGGGGAAGGTGTAACCCTTTTCGACTGGAGAGCAACTTCCAGCCTAGCCTCGTTTCAAAATATTCTACAACAAAAACCACTCAGGTTTTAACAACTTCAACTGCCAAATTCGCGCTTGGGGAACTTTCTTCCATTGACTTACAGCTGCTTGGGATATACCAAGAAGTTTGGCAAGGTCAATTTGTGAGCCTGCAAGTTTGATTAGTTGTTGTTTGTCCATGCTTTATTATAATTAAGTTTGCTTATGTTGGTATAAAGCAACACTAGGGAAAATACTTAGAAAATAATTGTTGACATAGCATTAAGTTACCTTATACTTCTATCCATGCCGTAGCAAAACGCAAGCGGTCTTTTAGGAGGTCTTATGACCGATTTCACTTTCTCTCCCGCAGACTTTAACGCTACTACCATTTTGGTAGTTGCAAACACTTCTTACGCTAAGGAATACTTAGCAGAGCGCTATGGCGTTGGTTGTGTTTCAGTTGAAGTTCGCAAGTCTGCTGCGCCAGATTTTGCAGATTCTTTTGAATTCCAAGGCTTGTCTTACTCTTAATCAAAAGGGCGCAAGCCCTATAAAGGAATCATCATGAAAGCAGAACACAGCGAATTTGACTGTATGGTGTGCGAACACCCAGACGCACCAAGCGTTGACCTTGAGTGCTACTTTGAACCAAACACTACCAACCTTTGGTTTGTCTACATTGGTGATGCACTTATTACCGATTTACTGCGTGACACAGTAATCCAATCCCTTGAGCGTGGCTATGTTAAGGCTTGTAAAGAACAGGCTGACAACGACAAACTTGATTACGCGCTTGCCCGCTATGAACTTAAACAGGAACTAGCATGATTGACGGCCCATACACCCCCACAAAACCCACTAAAGCAGACCAAGTAATCTTTTGGCTATCAGGCTTTGTTGCTGGTCTTATCTTTGCTTTACTTATCACAGGAAACTAAATGAAATACGCACTTTTACTTTTATTGATGGTGGGTTGCGCTCAACAACAACCTATGAAATCTGTTAGCCAAGAACTTATTGTCGATGCCAAGATTCAGCACATGGGTCGCAATGAGGTTATAGACGCTGTTAAGCAATGTGAGACAGCAGGCTTACGCGCTATACCAATCTATGCAAAACGCTATATCAATGGCTATTCAGTCGAAACAGTCGTAGAGGTCACCTGTGGCCCTCGTTACTCTTATTAAGGATAAATATGAAAAACATTGCAACTGCTCTTGTCAAATCACAAAAGGCTTTTGGGCCTGCTTTAAAGACCGCCACCAACCCGCATTTCCGTTCACGCTATGCTGACCTCTCCGCTTGCGTTGAGGCTGTTGTAGACGCGTTAAACGACAACGGAATCTATCTGTTGCAAAAAAACTACGACTGCGACAACGGAGTAATGGTAGAAACTGTGTTTGTCCACGAATCTGGCGAGATGCTTGAGTGCGGAATAGTCCACTTCCCTGCTGTTAAACACGACCCCCAAGGTTATGCGTCAGCCCTTACCTATGCCCGTAGATATAGCCTTATGGCTGCTTGCGGCATCGCCCCAGAAGATGACGATGGCAACGCTGGTAGTAAGCCAGTCAAAGCCAATAACAACGCCATGCAAGACCACTTGACCGCTATACAAGATGCTAAGACTGTTGAGGCATTACAAGATGCGTTTAAGGATGCTTACAAAGCCGCTGGTAACGATAAAGAATGGCTAACAGCCGTCACAGCTGCTAAAGACATGATGAAGCGGAAACTCGGATGATTGAACTGCCAGCATACATAAAGCCCATGTGCTTTCCTACCATGAAACTTTATGAAGAATGGAAAGACTGTGCGCGTATAGCAAATGAATCTTGCACCATTTGTGAGGACTGCTCTGGTCGGTATCAACACATGATGAAGGTCGAAAAGAAATGCAGACCTGATATTTGGAACAATCATAAATTTGGGAAAAACTAATGGAACAACAAAGTAACGAATGGTTTACCGCCCGACTTGGAAAAGTAACCGCCTCACGGGTAGCAGATGTAATAGCCAAGACTAAGACTGGCTATTCAACAAGCAGAGATAACTACATGGCGCAGTTAATTTGTGAGCGCCTTACTGGTCAAAAGGGCGAATCGTTTACCAATGCCGCTATGGAATGGGGTACGCAGACTGAGCCGTTAGCGCGGTCAGCCTACGAAAACGCCCGTAATCTACTAGTAAAAGAGGTAGGCTTTATCAACCACCCACGCATAGAAATGTCAGGCGCAAGCCCAGACGGACTTGTGGGTGATGATGGCTTGGTAGAGATTAAATGCCCCAATACAGCAACGCATATTGACACGCTGTTGTCTGGCAAAGTACCCACTAAATACATCACGCAAATGCAATGGCAAATGCTGTGCTGTCAACGAAAATGGTGCGATTTTGTCAGTTTTGACAATCGTCTACCAGAGCATCTTCAGTTGTTTGTACAAGAGGTCGAGTTTGACTCTGAGTACTGTGCAATGTTGGAGAAAGAAGTTACCCAATTCTTAGCGGAATTGGATAGCAAAGTAGCAAAACTAAAGGAAAAGTATGTCGAAAACACAATATGAAGTCAGCGTAATTTCTGGCAAATACACTAACAAAGATGGCGCAGAAAAGAATCGCTATCAAC